CGTGGTGGAGGCGACAAGATTAACGACAATTTTAATGAGATATATTCCGCAATTGGTAATGGTACTAATATACAACTTAGTGTCATAAACCCTGCTGTTGGTCAAGTTCTCCGCTATAATGGTAGTAATTTTTTACCGTCAGATCTTACAACTTTAACATCGGGACTGGATGTAAATGGAAATTCTATCATATCCTCAAGTAATGGAAATATTGCTCTCGCTCCCAATGGGACAGGAGATGTTACTATCTCTGCTGGCGGTGTTACTGCTACTTTTGATGGTGCGACTGGAGATTTTGACTTCCCCACGAGAATAGGTTACAAAAATGAATTTCCAGCATTGGGTAATGCACCTTCTGCTGCAGCTTATGGTGGATTTTTCTTTACTGTAGATGGTGATGATAATCCATATGTTAACATTAATATTACTACAGGTGGTGTTGGTGATGTAAGAGCAAAACTTATTACTGAGTATTCTAGTGTTGATTTATTAGCAGATATTGATACAACTACTGTTGCTCCTACAAATAACCAAGTTCTTAAATGGGATTCAACTGCTGCTAAATGGAAACCAGGTGATGATGCTGCTGGAGTTAGTTCTGTAAACTTATTTGCTACTGTTGCTGGTGATACTGGGTCTACAACTGCTAATAGTCAAGTTGATACATTAACAGTTGCTGGTGGAACTAATATAACAACAACAGTTGTTGGTGATACTTTAACAGTAGATTTTTCTGGAACTCTTACTACCACATTTGCTGCTTTAACAGATACTGATGTTGGTGGTTTAGTGCAAGGAGATTCATTATTTTATAATGGTACTAATTGGGTTGTTACACGCAGTCCTATTACTTGGTGGGAAGTAAATGCTTCTGGTTCATCTGACTATACATTTGCTGGACCTGGATTTTCATCTGCAACTGCTGATGCAACTCTTTCTGTTATGAAGGGTATGACATATGCTTTTGATAATACTGTTCAAGCATCTGCACACCCATTTAGAATACAGAGTAGTCAAGGTTTGAGTGGTAACCCATATACTGCTGGTCAAACTGGTAGTGGAACTGCTGTTCTTTATTGGACTGTTCCTATGGATGCTCCAGCTATTCTTTATTATCAGTGTACATTACACGCTGCTATGAATGGCGTAATCAACGTAATCGGTTAATAAAATATGGCAAGAACTGTTCCTGGAAGTGGTGCTGTAATTGAACCTATATTTGATGAAGTTTTTGGAGTTCGTGCAGTAAGAGTAGTTGAAGGAGGGGATTCATATTCTCAAGAGGATCCTCCACGTTTAACTATTACTGGTTGTGGTACACCTGACCAGGCAGCATTACTGTATCCTATTATTGATGAAGAATCTGGTAAGATAATACACGTTAGAGTCTTAGAAAGAGGTAAAGGATACGATCCTTTAAGATTACAAATAATTCCATCTCAGGATACTCCTAATGTTGTTAGTTCATTTGATATTAACAAGATATGGCAGACTCATCCAAACTCTCCAACTGTAGGAACATTTAGTGCCAACTCGGATAGGATTACTATTACTTCTGATAATAGTCCTAAGCCTTCTATTATAGATCAAGAAAGAGAACCAGGTGGTCAAAGTTACTTAGTAGATAGACCATTTAATCAAGAATTTATATTCAGGGGTGGTAAAGATGTACCAGACCCTAGTATTAGAGAAGAACAATTAGATAAAGTTACTGGTATATTAGCGAACGGTGGATTACTTCATACACCAGAATGGGGTCCAGATGGAAGTCCACCTCCAGGATTTACAATAGATGCTGTAAAGCATACTCATATTAAAAATAGTAGTGTGCATCATACTGTAGTTGATAATGCAGTTTATTATTATCAGTCTAGTAAAACTATTGGTGAATTCGCTTCTAAAAATGGTGTTTTTGAGTGGGGTAAGCAACAACAATTTACTTGGAATATTAAGGTAGAATTTGATAATGTAATGTTGCAAGTTGAAAATGTTGATCAAACTTTAGGTGTTGTTGAAGTTGGTAGAACAGTAGATGAAATTGGAGGTAATGGTAGAGGAGAAATTGCAAAGATTGTAAAGAATAATCTAGGAGTAATTACACATGTATATCTAAGAGATCTTAAAAATACATTTACTGAAGATGATGTACTTTTAGGTTCTACTGGTTTTAGTTTTAGAATTGCAGAACCAGTAACATATTTCCCTAATGGTATTTTTTATATTGATTTTGGAACGGATGCTGCAGAGTTTGGACCATTTGTTCCAGGTCAATATTATCTTTCTCCCGAAGATATTAAAGTTCAAAGAAATTATTTAATTAAGTGGAATCAATCAGACGCTACCAATTCTCCTGGAGAACATCATACAGATGGTCATCCTATGCAGTTCAGTACTACACAGGATGGTTTATTGAATGGTGGGTCACTTTATTATAATAGTACAGGTGCAAGTGCAGCACCATCTACAGATTATGAGAATGAGTTACAACCTCTGTTCATAATGAATGAGGATGAGACTAATCGTATTTACTACTATTGTAAGAATCACAGATATATGTCTGGTTATGAAGGTCATGAAGGTTATATGATCTTAGACCCTACAGTTGAAGCACATACACCAACTAATGATTATTATATTACTGATTATTATTCTGGTGGTGCTTCACCAGATTACAGTAGACATGCTGATGGACACTCTAAGATCTTAGGTATGTCTTATGATGGTTATCCAATTTATGGTCCTTATGGATATAATAGTAGTGGTTCAGTTGCAAGAGAAACTAGTGGTTATAGATTAAAAACAGGTGCTGAAATAGCAGGTGCAAGACCACAAATCACTACACCAACAACTGTAACTTATGCAGTAACTCTTGCTAATGGTACTTACAATTTTGATGGTAGTCAGGTTTCATTCTTAAATCTATTAAGAGGTAATACATATATCTTCCAACAGAATGATGCATCTATGATTAATAATCAGATGTTACTATCTGGAACAGAAGATGGGTGGCATGTATCTTCTACTCCTCAAGATTCCTCATATTTGTATAATGGAGTTGGTATTAGTTATTGGTTAGAAGGATCTGAAGTAACGTATGCTGCATATAATTCTGGATTTAATGCGGCTTCTTCTAGAGAGATAAGATTTCTAGTTCCTGTAGATGCACCATTAGCATTATATTTCTTTGCTTATACATCTGCTGGAATAGGGGTAAGAACTGTTCAAGATGGTTATGTGATGGGTGATCTAGTTGAAGATAATATTTGGGATAATCAAGGTACTCTTGATGAGTATAATGGTAGGTTTGCTGTAACTCCAGAGTATCCAAATGGAACATATGCTTACTTTATGACAGAGGATAGTTCAGGTAATCCTGTATACCCATATGTTATTGGTTCTAGATTTTATGGTAAAGCAATATTTGAAGGAGACACTCTTCCACAGGCAGCAGACATTTTTCCAGGTGGAGCAGAAGGTGAAATTGTTTTAAGTGCTGCAAATCCTGGCCAGATTGATTATGTTAAGATGACCAAAATGGGAGATAATTATTTTGGTCCTGCTACAGCAAGAATTTTAGGTGGAGAAGGTAGTGGTGGTACTGGTAGTCCTATAGTACAAACAGTTACTGGTCTTTCTTTAATGAATGGTGGTAGAGAGTATTCATCTCCACCAACTCTTATATTTGAAGGTGGTGGTGGACAAGGTGCTGAAGGTGCTGCAGCTGTTGACACATTAGGACAAATTAAAGATATTTCTATAGTTGATGCTGGTGAATACTATGAAGAACCTCCTTATATTTTAATTACTGGTGGTGGAGGTATAGGAGCAAAAGCAGAAGCAAGAATTGCTCAAGGTTCTATTAGTGAAATAGTAGTTACAGACCCTGGTAATGGATATATTAATCCACCATCAGTTATATTCACTAAACTTGTTAACCTTAAACGTAAGACTAGAGCAAGACAGGCATACAACTCAGGTGCTAATTATCTTACAGGTCTTGTTAAAGATGTTGCTCCATCAGATACAACAATATATGTTGATTCTACAGACGCATATCCTGGTTCTGGTACTGTTATCCTTAATAAGGAAACAATAGCATATACAAATAAAGCTCCTGGTAAATTCTCAGGACTAACCAGAGGTGTAAACTTTAACTATGACCAAAGAGTTATTCTTGATATTGGACAGAATAATCCTGATGGTTCATCAGCATATGAATTTAATGTAGGTGACAGAGTTATTAGAAAAGTTGAGAATGCTAGTAATAAGGTTGCTAAAGTTTATGACTTTAATAAATTTACGAGAGAACTTCTAGTTACATTTGAAGTAGATGAATTAGCATTTATTGATGGTGGTAGACCATCAACTGAAGATGCTATTGTTCAGTTTGATGCTGGTGTTGCTAATAGTGCTCCTGGTGGATTTAACCCTCATGTTCTGTTAGATGACCTTGGAGGACCAGGTATTGTTACATTAACGGTTCCTATTGGTCTTATGATAGATAAGAAGTTTGAAGATGATGATGAATTGGATGGTGCTGGAGATGGCATTATAGATCTTGTTAATACTGGCACAACTTTTGAAAATCAAATTAGTCTTGATGGTGGTATGTATTTCTCATTATATGGTATTGAAGAAACTCTTGGTGGACAAAACACAACTCTATTCCAAGTTGGTGACCAGATTAAAGATGCTGCTATTCCGTTTAAATACGCAACCATTAGTGCTGCTGGAACATTGACTGATGGTGTAGAACATGAGGCACTTGTCAATTTGTTCTTAGATCCTAGTGTTTCAAATAATTTGTCATTTGGTGTTAATGAAATTGTAACTGGTTCTGTTTCAGGTGTAAGAGGAACAGTAGTTTCTTGGGATCCTGTAAATAGTATTTTACAACTTAAAGATATAACTCCATATAATACTGGTGATGTTAATAAGGGTGTGAATGGTTACTTATATGAATTTTCATACAATACAACTGTAGTAGATTTTGTATTGCAGAATCCAGGAACTAACTATACTGCACCACCAACATTAGTTGTTGAAGATATTGGAGATATAACAGCAACAGGTACTATTAATATGACAACTGCTGGTGACCAAGTAAAAGATATTACTCTTACTAGTGGTGGATTTGGAATAGTACAAAGTGTTGATGGGTTTTATGCTCTTCATCCTACAGTAACATTCACTCCTGCTGCTGGTGATACCACTGGAACTGGAGCGGCTGCTCAAGCAATATTAGGTGGTGAAGATGCAGTTGGTAATAGTGGAGCGAGATATAGAATTCAACGAATTGAGTATTCAACTATAGTTCGTTCCAAATAGACATAAATAAACAAGAGGACAATAGTCACTAGGAAATGGCAGCTCTATTAACTGATCAATTTAGGATTTTTTCAGCATTAAAATTTATTAAGGCTCTCGAAGGTCCAGACCCAACGCAATCCGATACGGATGCAGGTGCTACACGAGATCGTGTATACCTTTTTATAGGTAGACCACAATCGTGGGATAATGAAAACTCGCCTCCACAGGCAGTTGATTCATTCTCCGAATTTTCGGGTTCTTACGATGACATGATATCGTTGAAGAGAGTCCTCGCTTCTGATACTGTTCAAGTCTCTCGTAGAATTGACTGGGTTTCCCCAGAACAAACTACTGGTGGATTAGGTTTCACCTATGACATGTATAGACATGACTATTCTCCAAGTAAAACTGCTGCTTCTGGTGCTACTAAACTATATGATTCTGACTTTTACGTTGTAAATTCTCAGTATCAAGTTTATAAGTGCATCTATAACGGTACTTCTCCTAGCGATCCTAACGGAAAACCTTCTACGGTTGAACCTACTGGTACTTCTACCTCTATTGTTACTACTGGTGATGGTTATAGATGGAAGTATATGTACACTATCCCTGTTGCATCTGTTCTTAAGTTCTTCTCGAACGATTATATGCCTGTATTCACTAATGATGCAGTGAAGACAAATGCTGTTGAGGGTGAAGTTGATACTGTAGTTATTAATGCTGCAGGTACAGGTTACAATAACGGTACTTACGATAATGTTTCTATTAACGGTGACGGTACTGGCGGTAGGGTCTCTATTGTTGTCGATGGAGGTAAAATTATTTCTGCTACTGTTACTAGTGGTGGTACTGGATATACCTTTGGTAAAATTTCTGTTGACAATATTACTGGTATTGGTACTGGTCAAGGTGGTCAAGTCGATGTAATCATCCCACCTCCAGGTGGTCATGGTAGCGACACTGTTATCGAACTTGGTGCATTCCGAGTTATGATTAACGCTAAACTCTCATATGATGAGGGTGCTGGTGACTTCCCAGTTGATAATGACTACCGTCGTATTGGATTAATATCCAATCCCCTTAAGTTTGGTACAACTGAGTTGATATCAGATCTTACAGTTTCTGCTACTAAAGCAGTTATATTCAATCCAACATTCCAAGGTAACTATGTCCCTGACGAAATTATCACTCAAACTAGAGTTGTTGGTGGTACAAACGTTACTGCACGTGGAAGGGTTATATCCTGGAATGCCACAACAAAAGTCTTGAAGTATTATCAAAATGAAATTGATGGTATCTTCCCAGAAGTTACTGGTACACAGAATGAGTTTGATGGATCTAACGTTATAAGTGGAGCAACTTCAGGTGCATCTGGTCAACCAGACGTAAACTTTCCTGCTGTTCCTAATTCTTCTTCAAGAACTATTAACAACACAGAGTATGATTTGGGTATGAGATTTACTAGTGGATATGCAAAAGCAGAAATTGAACCAAATAGCGGTCAGGTTGTTTATATAGATAATAGGAGAGCAATCAGTCGTGCAAACGACCAAGTAGAAGACATTAAAATCGTAATCGAGTTCTAACTCTAATGGCACAAAATACTAATCTAAACGTAACACCGTATTACGACGACTTCGATAAAGAAAAGAATTTTTATCGGGTGCTGTTCCGCCCTGGATTTCCTATTCAGGCAAGAGAACTCAGTACGATGCAGAGTGTTCTGCAGAATCAGGTAGAGTCTGTTGGTACTCATCTATTTAAAGATGGTGCAATGGTTATTCCAGGTCAAGTAGGTTATGACTTGGATGTACAGGCAGTTCTTATTCAAGAATCTTTCTTGGGTAGTGATGTTGAAACTTATAGAACTCAAATAAATGGAACTATTATTGAGGGTCTAACTACAGGTGTTAAAGCAAAGGTCTTATATAGTATTTCTGCCTCAGAATCAGAAAGAGGGTATATTACATTATATGTTAAGTACATCGATTCTGGTGATACTACATCTGATACTGGTTTAAAAACATTCCAAATTAATGAGCAGTTAATTACAGATAAAGAAATTACATTTGGTTCTACTCTGATTGAAATTGGAACTCCTTTTGCACAACTTCTTCCTGTTAACGCTACTGCTGTAGGTTCTACTGCATATATTAGTGAAGGTGTTTATTATATTAGAGGTCATTTTGTAAATGTCTCAGACAAATATTTGATTCTTGATCAATATGGTAGTAATCCTTCTTACAGAGTAGGTCTTGAGGTTTTAGAATCTATTGTTACTCCTGAAGATGATGAATCTCTGAATGATAATGCTGCAGGAACTTCAAATTATTCTGCACCTGGTGCTCATAGATTTAAGATTCAAACACAGTTTGTAAAACGATTAATTACTGATGAAGCGGATAAAGACTTCATTGAACTTTTAAGAATTAACAATAGTAGAGTAGAAAATTTTGTAGAGAGAACTGAATATAGTGAGTTAGAAAAATCACTGGCTCGTAGAACTTATGAAGAGTCTGGTGATTATGTAATTGATACATTTAACGTTACGATGCGAGAGCATCTTAATGATGGATTTAATAATGGTGTTTATGTTAAAGGACAAGATTCCGATCAAGGTAATCCCGCAGATGACGCTAAATTAGCAATTGAGGTTTCTCCTGGTAAAGCATATATTAGAGGATATAGAACTAACTTTATCAGTCCACGATATCTTGATGTGGATAAACCAAGAGATTTTGAAACTCGTGAAAATGGTATTATCAATTTTAATCTTGGTAATTTTGTAAAAGTCTATGATGTTCATGGTTGGCCAGAAATATCTGGAGATGGTGTTAGTGATGCATATCAGACTCTAAATCTTTATGATGATTGGGCACCCAACGTAACTAATGCAGTAAAATCTGGTGCTGTTAGAATTGGTAGATGTAGAGTAGTTCAGTTACAAAAATCTAGCAGTGCTTTAGCTGCAACATCACCATTTGGAATCGAACCATCTATTAATGGTGGTGTTTACGATCTTTGGTTCTTTGATGTTCAGATGTTTACAGTTCTGAATATTTCAAATCCAGTAACTTATACTGCAGGTACTAAGATTATTGGTAAAACTTCTGGTGCAACAGGTTATGTTGCAGATACTGGAAATAATACACATTACATTTATATTGAGCATGTAAGTGGTGAATTCACCAATGGTGAAATTTTGTCTGTTAATAATAGAGATTCTGGAACCTTAGAGGCAGCACATACTTATCAATTAAGTGATGTTAGATCTTCTTTCGGTCTTGATGGTTCTAGTGCCGTTAGGTTTGGTGCAAACTGGATTCTTAACGATTCTCGTCCTATTGAATCTTCCACAGTAAATATTGATGAAACAACTGGTGATGTTCTTACTGTAGATACTATCGTTGGTGGTAGTGGATATTCAAATGCTACAGGTGTTGCCACTACTGGTGGTAATGGTAGCAGCCTAACAGTTGATATTACTGTCTCAGCAGGTGCAGTTACAGGGGTGACGGTTAACAATGCTGGATCTGGTTACGATATTGACGAAACCATTACGATTAGCGGTGGTGGTGGTAATGCAACTTTTGATGTTGCTAGTGTTGGTCGTGAAGATATTACTGGTTTCCGTACAAGATTTGAAAAGGATTTGAGACCAGGTGATGTAGTCACCCCAACACTTTCTGATTTGGAAGGTACAAATACTCTTCGTGTTAAGAGAGTTGATCCTACTGCTATTGCAACAACTTCTGGGAATAGAAAGTCTACAGTTTTGGCAGGAGATGCAGTCTTCGATTACAGTGATCAAACTACAAGACTTGATAATACTTTGAAGGTTGGTACAGTTACTGCTGGTCAATATAGCGAATTAGTTAGATTACGTCCGTTCATCTTCCAGAAAGATTATCAGAACGGAGAACTTTCTTTTGACCTCCCAGAAGATACGATGAAGTCTTTGTCTGATGAATCATTCTTTGTCTTTAGAAACTTTGCATCCAAGACTGTAACTTCAGGTTCTATTACATTTACTCTTCCTGAGACTGAAGCATTTGGTGCATTATCTGGTGATAATTATATTCTTACAATTATTGATAAGGGAACTTCTTCAATATTTACTGATGGGGAGAATGTAGATATTGATGCACAGGTAGATGCTGGTGTATTATCAACATCTTTTGGTTCTGATAATCAATCTTTCTCAATTAGTGGTCTTACTGGTATTGCTACAGTAACTCTTACAGCGTTAGTTTCTAAGAATACTGTTGCTAAAAAGATCAAGACTGCTGCTAAGATGAGGACATTGAAAGTCATTAAAACTGATATAGATGTAGAACAGCAACCAACAGGTCTTACTTACAGTACTCTTTATGGAACTAGAGTTGAAGATTTAGATATTTCGTTTGGTGTTAATGATGTTTATAATATTCATGCAATATACGAATCATATGATGATAATGATGCATCTGCACCATATGTTGTTCTTACTGAATCAGTATTCTTTGCTGCAAGCACATTAATAATTGGTAAAACTTCTGGTGCTAGAGGTCGAGTTATTTCATTCTCTAACGCAGATTTAAAACTATATTATGTTGGTCTTAATGATATTCCATTCATTACAGGAGAAACAATTACTGGTGAAAATACTGCTGGAGATGCTATCACAGGTATTATTGATGATACTGAGGGTTCTATTTTTGCAGGAAGTAAAGTTATTACTGATCAGTTTTCTCTTGAATCAGGACAGAAAACAAACTTCTATGATGTATCAAAACTAATTCGTCTTCCTTCTACTGTAGCACCTACAAGAAGGTTACTTGTAATTTTTGACTTCTTCGCCCATGAAGCATCTGGTGATTATTTCTCAGCACAATCTTATAGTGGTATTCTTTATAAGGAGATTCCTAACTTCAAGATGGATGGTTCTATTAAGTATATTAGAGATCAGATCGACTTCCGTCCTGCTGTTAAAGAATTGAGAAATGGTTCTGGAACTATAAGTGATCCTTACTATGTCAATTGTAGTACTTTCGATTTTGTTTCTAGGGTATTTGATACTAGTGGTGGTACTAATGGTTCAACCATCTTTGATATTATGCAGGTTAACTCTTCGTTTAGAGCAGACTATGCATGGTATCTTCCAAGAATTGATAAATTATATCTCTCACATGATGGTCGATTAATTATAAGCAAAGGTGTATCTGGTTATTATCTCATCCCACCACCAAGGGTTGAAAATGCCATGCTTTTGGCAAATATTGAGTACAAACCATATGTATTTGATCCAGAAAGAGACATTCTGATTACTACAGAAGTAATTAGAAGATATACGATGAAAGATATTGGTGATCTTGAGCAAAGACTTACTCATGTTGAATACTATACTTCACTTTCAATGCTTGAATCTCAAGCAGAAAACACCAAGACTTATGACGAGAATGGATTTGATCGTTTGAAGAATGGTTATGTTGTAGATGATTTTACAGATCATACAACTGGTGATATTCTACATCCAGATTACAAATGTTCTCTTGACTTTAGAGAGGGTCAACTACGTCCACAGCATTACACAACAAACATAGGACTTCAGTATAATGCAACAGATTCCACAAATATTGTGAAGACTGAAGGTAATGTATTGATGTTACCTTATGAAGATGTTGCACTTATTACTCAACCATATGCATCTAGGACAGAAAATGTAAACCCATTTAACGTGTTTACTTTCATTGGTCGTATTGACTTAACACCTGCATCTGACGATTGGATTGATATCGAACGTGTTCCTGCTCGTGTTGAAAATATTGAAGGTGACTTCTCAAGTGTTTCTCAAGATATGGGTGTTGATCAAAATGGTTTTGCACCTGTTCAATGGGGTTCTTGGCAGACTAACTGGACTGGTGAAACATTACAATCAACTTCTCGAAATAGATCTGCTTCAGGTACATTTGGTGTTGGTCGTCAGTTAGGTTCTCTTGGTCATGGTCAGCGTCGTCAAGGTCTATTCTATCTACATGAACGTCGTACATTCCGTGTTGTAAACAATCAAGCACGTCAGGGTATTCGTTCTAGGGTTGTTCCTAAGATTGAGCGTAGATCTTTAGGAGATAGTGTTCTTTCTAGAAGTGCTATTCCTTGGATTAGATCTCGTAATATTGGTTTTAATGTTGATAGATTGAAACCACGCACAAGAATGTATGCATTCTTTGATGGTGTTGATGTAACTAATTACCTTACTCCTAAAGTAATTGAACTTATTAAGAACTCTGCAACTGATGCTCGTACTAATGAGACTCCATTTGTTGTTGGTGAAACTGTACTTGGAGAAACTTCAGGTTGTCAATTGAAAGTTATTGCTCCTGATGATGGATATAAGACTAATCCTTATGGTAAAGGTACAGAAGTTCTTCCTACATCATATGCTTCTCAAACAGCACTTCTAAACCATGATATAACTGCTATATCTGAAACTGTATCACCAGATTATTTTGGTAATATGCAAGTTGGAGAAATTTTAGTTGGTCAGACTTCTGGTGCTAGAGCAGTTGTTCAAGATCGTCGTCTTCTAACTGATAATGTTGGTAACCTACAAGGTACATTCT